TATTATGCGAACAAAGTCGAGGAACAAGGAGCATATATTCACAACGACAAAGCACCATACACAAATCAAGTAGATTTTAACGGGTTTATATTAGATTCAAACTATACGGGAATTTCAAATGTATTACCTGACGGAGCACCAACAACACCATTTATATTTAATCCAATAAATGCAACAGCATTAATAACATTTGTAAACCAAGATGAGCCGGATCCAAACGCAATTACAATATATTTTGATAATAATGCAGGATTCGGAAGAGCATTAACGTTATCAGAATTCTTTACAAATGTACAATGGGATGAAGATACAAGAACATTATATTGTTCAAACGTAACAAACCAAGAATTATTCCAAGAATGTAAATTCAATTTCTTTACATATACGGGGGCATCATTAAGAGAAAATGCAGACATACCAAGAGTGGAATTCTTCCAACTAGACGCAATAGACCAAATGAGATTAGATATACTAACAGCAACACAATCAACTAGTGCATTTGAAATTAATGAAAATACATATGCACCTTACGGACCACCATTAGGGCAAGGACCATTAGGATGGTGTAAACTTGGAACACAAGAAGGATTAGCAGTTAAAACATATCAAAGCGACTTATTCAATAACTGGGTAAAAACAAACTGGATTGACGGAACAAACGGAATTAACGACATTACAAGAGTAGATACAAGTAGTGGATCATTTACAATCGATAGTTTACAACTATCTAAAAAAGTATATGATATGTTAAATAGAATCGCAGTAAGCGGAGGAAGTTACGATGATTGGTTAAACGCAGTTTACACACACGAAAGAACAAGAAGTCAAGAAAACCCAGTATATATGGGAGGTTTAATAAAAGAATTATCATTTCAAGAAGTAATCAGTAATGCACAAGCAACAACACCAAACTCAACACAACCATTAGGATCATTGGCAGGTAGAGGTAAATTAACTGATAAACACAAAGGTGGTAAAATAAATATTAAAATCGATGAGCCAAGTTATGTAATGGGAATCATTTCAATTACTCCTCGTATTGATTATAGCCAGGGGAATAAATGGTCAAACAACCTTAAAACACTAGACGATTTACATAAACCAAACCTTGACCAGCTGGGATTCCAAGACTTAATCACAGACCAAATGGCGTGGTGGGATACTGATTTAACAACTCCAGGACAACCGGTATTTAGAAGTGCAGGAAAACAACCAGCATGGATAAACTACATGACAAATGTAAACAGAGTTAGAGGAAACTTTGCAGAACAGGAAGGAGTAGCAGACAACAAAGGAGGTCAAATGTACATGACATTAAACAGAAGATATGAAAGAACAGGAAATTCAATAAAAGATTTAACATGTTATATTGACCCTAAAAAATATAATAATATCTTCGCAGATACTAGACTAGATGCACAGAACTTCTGGGCACAAATAGCAGTAAACATGTACGCAAGAAGAAAAATGTCAGCTAAATTAATGCCTAATTTATAAACCAAAGGGGGAGAAATCCCCCTTATAAAAAGAAAAAATATGTATATAGTAAAAACAAACAATTCAACAACTATTAAAATTAATCAAAGTGTTGAAGGAGAAACAATAGAACAAAAAATCGAACGAGTAGTACAAAATAAAGAACCAATTACAGACGGAGCTCCATTAATCTATACAGATAGAAAAGACGGAGTAGAAGCAGGTTATAATATTAAAACTGACAGATTCGAAATTGCAGTAGAAGCTATGGATAAAGTAGCAAAAAGTAACATAGCAAAAAGAGACAATCAACCAAAAATGGAAATTGTAAAAGATGACGTCAAAGACGAGCCTACACATGGCACTGGAACAGATAAATAAAAAAATTTAACCAAGGCGGTACGCATGTGTACTTATATATCAAGTATATAGTACCGCTTTTTAAAAAAAAGCACGAAAAATGGGACCAACAACATCACAAGCAACACCATGGGGAGCAATAGGAAGCTTCGCCAGTAGTCTAATAGGATTAGGACTAAATAACACAATGCAACAACAACAATATAACCAAAATGTTGATTTAATGAACTTGCAACATCAAAACCAAATGGCGTTAAATGAACAAATGCAAGACATAGCACAACAAAACTGGGATTATACAAATTATGAAAATCAAGTAAAACACATGCAAAACGCAGGATTAAACGTAGGGTTAATGTACGGAAGCGCAGGACAAGGCGGACAAAGCACTGCAAGTAGTGGAGGAAGTGCAGCAATGGGACAAGCACCGCAAAACAATACACCTCAAATGACTGGACTAATGCAACAAGCAGCATTAAACGCAGCACAAATACAAAAAATTAATGCAGAAACAGGCAAAATAAAATCAGAAACACCAACAGGAGACAGAAATACAGGAGATATATTATTTGAAAATATGAAACAAAGTGGAATAGCACAATGGTACGAAAATCTAAAAACAGAATACTGGAATAAAAACCCAGAAGATAAAAAACTAGACGAAACAACAATATACAGAAATGCTATATACAACAAAGAAGGAAGTATACCAGGAGAAAATTCAATGAATATAAAAAAATTCAACGCTGATTTATTCAAAACAATAGCAGAAAAAGAAAACTTAGATGCAAATGCATTATTGACAAATAATAAAGCAATGGGGTACTGGTCAGAATTAATGAATGAAACTGCAAAAGCAAACGCAGCAGGAATACAAGCAGCAGCTATGAAACTAGCGACAGAATGGAATACAGGAGAATTTACAAACTGGAAAACTTGGGCAGACTTAGGAATGAAAGCGGTACAAACAGGCGGGCAATTAATAAAAGGAGGATCAAATGTTAATATCACAAACCCAACAACTACAACAAACGTAACAAACTACTAATGTGTTTATATCCAAAACTCATAAAAAACAGAAAATATGTCAGTAATAAAAAAAACGGGGGGAATATACCCCCCGTAACTGACCAAAGAATACTACTAGTACCAGCAGGATGCGGAAAATGTATAGAATGTAAAAAACAAAAAAGCAGAGAATGGCAAGTAAGACTCCAAGAAGAAATAAGACACAACAATAAAGGAAAATTCGTAACGCTAACATTCAGCAACGAAAGTATAAAAGAACTAGCAAAAGAAATAAAACTAGAAGGATATGAACTGGACAATGAAATAGCAACACTAGCAACAAGAAGATTTTTAGAACGCTGGAGAAAAAAATATAAAAAAAGTGTTAAACACTGGTTGGTAACAGAACTAGGGGGAAACGGAACAGAAAACATACACCTACATGGTATAATATGGACAGAAGAAAACGCAGAAGAAATAAATAAAATATGGAAATACGGATTTACATGGATAGGAGATAAAAACAACGGAGGATATGTAAACGAACAAACAATAAACTATATAACAAAATATGTAAATAAAACAGATGAAAAACATAAAGAATATAATAGTAAAATTCTCACAAGTCCTGGAATCGGGAAAAACTATACACTACGACAAGACGCAAAAAGCAACAAATACAACGAAACAAAAACCAAAGAAACCTACACAACAAGACAAGGAATACAGATAGCATTACCAATATACTACAGAAATAAAATATACACAGAAGAAGAAAGAGAAAAACTTTGGATTGAAAAACTAGACAAAGAAGTAAGATATATATGTGGAGAAAAAATAGACATAAGCAAAGGAGAAGAAGAATATTATAAAACACTAGAATGGTATAGAAATAAAAATAAGAGACTAGGATACGGAGACGACAAAAAAAATTGGAACTTAAAAAGATACGAAAACGAAAGAAGAAACATAAAAACACTAACAAGAATAAAAAACGCAAAATAACAATCACCATAGACCAAGGAGCAGAGCTCCTTTCCCTATAGTGATTAACCCTATATAATAGATGTTAAATAAAAGTTAAAAAAAAGTAAGTAAATAAAATAAAATATACATTTACAAAAAAATAAATATGACACCTAAAGAAAGAGCGTTAATACTATACAAAAAACATACAAAAGAATATAACAGATATGTATGTAAAGGGAAAATGTATCAAACAGAAGAATGGAAAGAAATAACTAGAATATTAACTAAATTATATAAAAATGAAAATGAACTTTAACTACAATGAACTAAAAAAAAGTAAAATTTATGAAGAATATGACGACTATATCATAAATGTAGAAAGAAGAATAAGACTTCTAGAAGAAGAACGAGAAGAAATAAACAGAGAACTTAAAGGAGCAAGACTAGAATTTAAAAGATTTTGGGAACACGTAAAACGAGAACAAAAAAAGAATATTAACCAAAATGAAACAATATGAAATAAAAAAAATTAAATGGTATACTACAACAGAATATGTAGATATCGAAACAGGAGAAATATTAACTAAAAAAATATTCGAAAAAGAATATTATAAAACAAACTTAACAAAAAAAATAGAAATCCATGATAACATCGGACACATCAGATACATTAATGAATGTAGACCTACAAGACAAATTAGAATCTTTGAATGAATTAAAATTCACACACATTGAAGGTACACCTTTTACAATAGTAAAAGAAAACTCAGAGTACTTCGGAATAATCGGAAACCATAGAATAACAGAAAGCTATAGCGATGAAGAAACATTAAAAGAAGAAATTCAAAAAATTACATGGGATCGAATACTACAAGTAATATGGGCAGTAACAGAAAAATTTAAAAATTATGAACAATTAAAAGAAACAGAAAATGAGTAAAGTAACATTAGGCGGCGATAGATTAGGCGCAGGCAAAAAAGAAAAAGTAGATTTACATAATTTTTCACGAAGTAACCATGATTTAAGTTACTTGTGGAGAAGCACAATGTCAAGCGGCACACTAGTGCCATTTATGTCAGAACTGGCATTACCAGGAGATTCATTTGACATAGATTTAGAATGTGATATAAAAACACATCCAACAATAGGACCATTATTCGGAAGCTATAAAGTACAATTAGACGTATTTAGCTGCCCAATTAGATTATATAATGGTAAACTACACATGAACATGTTAAACATAGGTTTAGACATGGCACAAATAAAACTTCCACAAATTAAAATGGAAGCAGACGGGACAAAAACTACAGACAATGGACAAATAAACGCTTCAAGCTTATTTAGCCATTTAGATATAAGAGGTTTAGGATATGGCAGCGGAACTGTAAAAAGATACTTCAACGCAGTACCATATTTGGCATACTGGGATATCTACAAAAATTATTATGCGAACAAAGTCGAGGAACAAGGAGCATATATTCACAACGACAAAGCACCATACACAAATCAAGTAGATTTTAACGGGTTTATATTAGATTCAAACTATACGGGAATTTCAAATG